ACTATCTAGCTGACCTAGTGGAGAAACCTATGCGATTCTCTTCCAAACCAAAAGGGGAAAATAAAAACATGACTACTGATGTCATTAAACAAGAAGCTGTTGCTACGCCCAAGGCAGATTTTGAAGCTGCTGTAGCCAAGAATGCTGAACTGACTGCTGCTCTGGCTGCTCAGAATGAAGCGTTTGAAGCTGCTCAAGCTCAAGCCGCTGAACTGCAAAAGGCTGTAGCTGCTGCTCAGGAACAGGTTGCTCAAATGCAAGCCGCTGCTGCCAAGGAAGCATCTGACAAGCGTTTGGCTGCTCTGCAAGCTGTCGTTGACCATGATCAAGCCGCTGCTCTGCATGTGTCGCTGGCTGCTCTGGATGACAAGGCGTTTGCTACGGTTGTTGCTTCGCTGCAAACCAAGGCTGTTGATGAAGAGAAGGCTTTTGCCGAAAATGGATTCGCTGGTAGCAGTGCTGACCCGGTGGAAGAAGACAAGACTGCGGCCATCATTAAGGCCAAGTATGCTGCTAAGAAGCAGTAATTACAATAACACACAAGGAGAATTAATATGGTCGCTCTTGTAGCTACTGAAACTAAGCGGTTGGGTGATGTACTGAAGTATGAATTTGAACGCGAAATGGGTTTTTGCCGTAAGGCTGTAACTGCATATGAGTCTGGTGCTAAAACCTACACCCCCGGCACTGTTCTGGGCAAGACGCTGGTGAGTGGCTCTGCTGCTGCTGTCGCTGGTGCAGGTAACACTGGTAACGGCACTATGGGTAGCATCACCGTCTCTGCTCATGCAAAGATTGGTCAATACGTTCTGCGTATCACTGTCGCTTCCAGCAACGCCGGTGCTTTTGAACTGCTGAACTCCAATGGCGCTGTCATCGGTACTGGCAACGTGGCTTCTGCCTATGTTGGTAATGGTCTGGCGTTCACGCTTGCTGACGGCTCTACCGACTTTATCGTTGGTGACACCTTCACTATCACCGTGACTGGTACTGAAAAGTACAAGATTCTGGAAAACACTGCTTCGGATGGCTCTGCCGCTTTCGCTGGTGTTTACATCGGTGCTTCTAACGGTCTGGGCATTGACACCTCTGTTGCTGCCACCACTGACACCACTGTTCTGATTCTGGAGCGTGGCCCGGCTCTGGTTGCCAAGGAAGGTTTGACGCTTGGTGCGTCTATCGACACTGCCGCCGAAAAGGCTGCTCTGTACGCTCAAATGGCTGCTGTCGGCATTATTGCTGAAGCTCAAATCTAATAACAAGGAGAACTAGAGAATGGCTATTGTAAGGTCGTACACCGACGCTTTTCAGATCATTGACCGCACCCCTGAAATCAACCTGATTCCTAATCAGTGGGGTATTATCACTCAATCAGGTATTTTCCCGGCTACCGAAGGTGTCACCACCCCGGTAGTTAGTATGGAACAAATCACCAAATCTGGCGCTGTCATGGTTGACCGGATTCGTGGTGAACGTAACAACGTTTCCAAGGACTATGTGCGTAAGCTGTATTCCTTCAACGTTCCTCACTTCCCGCTTGACGATGTGCTGAAGCCGGAAGACATTCAATCTCGTTCTGCCTATGGCACGAATGACCAGCCGGAACAAGAAGCTCTGGCTCTGGCTCGTAAGATTGAGCGTATCCGCATGTCGCACATGCAACTGAAGGAAAAGGCGTTTGCTCAACTGCTGGCTGATGGTACTGTCTATTCCCCGAATGGCACCATCTCTACCAACTTCTACACCGAGTTTGGTATCACCCGGAAGGAAATTGATTTCGTGTTTGGTACTGCCACCACGGACATCATGGGTAAAGTGGAAGAAGGTATTGCCCACATCATCGACAACCTGCAAGCAGGTGGTGAAGTGTCTACCGGCTTTGACGCTTTCTGTTCGCCGGGATTCTTCAGCAACCTGATTAAGCACGCCAAGGTGCAAGCTGCCTACACCTACTACTCGTCTACGCAAGAGCCGCTGCGTCAGCGTCTGGACTCTTCGTTGCCGATGGGTACTCGTGTGTTTGAATATGGTGGTGTGCGCTTCATCGAATATCGTGGTACTGATTTCGGTGGCACTGCGTTTATGACTGCTAACGAAGCTCGTCTGGTGCCTCGTGGCACGATGGATGCTTTCGGTGTGTACGCTTCGCCCGCTGGAACTATGTCCCATGTAAACACAATTGGTCAAGAAAGCTATCTGTTCACTCACCGTGACCCGATTGATGGTTCTGTCATCATCCGCTCGGAAATGAACCTGCTTGCCGTGGCCCGCAAACCGGCCGTAATCGTGCGTCTGTACTCTTCGACCTAATCATGGGTTGAATAGCTTTAGCCCCTTCGGGGGCTATTGTTCAAGTATATTTCAACAAGTGTATTTGAACAATAGAATATCAAAACAAAGGAGAATTGGCATGGCCTATACAGGCAGTCCAGCTACAAGTGCCATTGATCGTGTCAGAATCTCGGTCGGGGACATTGATACAACATTGGTTTTCCTTGACGATGCTACGTATGAATACTACCTCGATAAGAACAACGGGAATGAGAAACGTACAGCAAGAGAACTGATGCCAGTCATTCTTTTCTCTCTTGCCAAGATGCGTCGTGAACGTGCTTACATGTGTGAGGTCTATGGTGCTGATACATTTAATAACTACATGCAAGCACTTAAACTCGCTCTGGCAAATCCGGCAATCTATGATGTTGAGTTTACACCGTATGCTGGTGGCATTAGTCGTAGTGATATGCAAGCGAACAACGATGATAACGATACGCTATCGCCAAAGATTTATCGCGGTGTGACAACAGACAGTGGAACACCTGATTATTTCAATAAAGAAATCTGGGTGGAAGCTGGCACATCTAGTGGTTTCTAATCATGCCTAAAAGCACAAAGTTAGGATATGAAGTAAAGACGGAGTGGAAGGGGCTGGATGCTTTGTGGAAACGCTTGCAGGACTTGAATCAGAAAGAGATTGAATACGGGTTTATTGACGAAAGTATCCGCTATCCTGAAAGCAGTAGACACAAGAATCTCACCGTAGCAGATGTTGCTTGGATGAACGAAACCCCACATTCTACATGGGGACAGGACACACCAGCCAGACCATTCTTCACACAGTCTCTTGCACAGGCTAAGACTCTAATAAAGCGTGAAGCACCAAGAATCTTTCAACTATCTTTTCTTGGGAAGGTTGAAAAGGAAATGCTCGGTATAGGTAAAGAGCTAGTTCAGACTGTGAAAGATAGTATTGATTCTGGAAACTTCCCGCTCAATACCGAAAGAACTTTGCTAATGAAAGCACCAGAAACAAGAGTGTTGCACGAAACAGATTTGATGTATGACAGCATTGAAGCCAAGATTGTAAACCGGGATGCTTATGGACAACGAAAGAAGGAGGTGGATATTAAATGACAATTCCTTTGTTTCTATCCGTAGGGAAAAGTACATACACATTTACTAGGCGGGCTGGAAGCTACGTTAATGGTAGGTGGCTTGACGGCTCTGCTACAACCTTCACTGTTGCTTGTAACATCCAACCGAACATCCAAGGTAAGATGACTAAACTTCTTCCAGAAGGGGATAGAAGTAAATATAGTATTGTCATCCTGACTAACGGAATAGCACAATCTGTAAGGACAAGCCAAGAAGGTAGTGGATTGCTGAAAGGGGATGAAGTTACTTGGAATGGTGATGTGTACGAAGTTAGGGAGATTAATTTCTACAATCTTGGTGTACTAGATCATTATATGGCATTAGCTGTTCGTAAGGAGAAAGCATAATGTCTAAAGTGACAAGTAATGTATTCACCACAACAGAAGACAGCATCTACACAGCTTTTACAGCTACTGTATCAGGTATCACAGCCTACCTTGACTTACAGAACGGTGTTGAACCTGCTGCCCCATACTGCCGCATATTCATTGTGTCTGAAACACCTGTTGGGATGAGTAGTGAAAGTGTTCATGTGAACTTCAATACAAGACAGACAATAATGTGCCAGCCTTACGAAGCACTGGTAAGGTTTGTATTTGTTGGTAAGGATAAGCAGTCTGGCGGCAGTAATACAAATGCAGCCAATTATGCTGAAGATTTTAGCTTGAAGATGCAGAGCGTCTACTACAGACAGTTGTTTGCTGACAACGGGTTGAGTGTGTTACGTGTTAGTCCCAATAGGCGTTCACAACAAAAAAGAGAAACAGACATCTATTCCATTTCTACTATTGATTTGTCACTGGCTTATGACAAACACCTCACTGTCACATTTGATTCGATTGATGACGGGGAGATAAATGGGACATTAACTGAAGCCAATAATGTAGACGGTACGTTGCCTGTAACATTAACTTTTTAGGAGAGAGATAGAACATGACTGTTCTTAATGATTTGATCAGCATCACGATTAATCGTGAAACTGCTACAGTGCAGCGGGCTTCATTCGCAGTCCCTTGCTTTATTGCTGCACACACTGCCTTTTCAGAACGTGCAAAAGAATATAACAGCGTTACTGAAGTGGCTGCTGACTTTGCCAGTACGTCTAATGTGTACAAAGCGGCTCAGAAATACTTTGCTCAAGATCAAGGTTTGGACAAGATTGTTGTTGGTCGTCGCCAAGTTCCGCTGGTAACGATTACACCTACTGTTGTCAATGACGCAACTTACACGTTCACTCTGGAAGGGGAATCCATTAGCTTCACGGCTGACAGCTCTGCTACCGCTGCTGAGATTGTGACTGGCCTGAAGGCTGCTATTGTTTCTGCCGGTGTAACAACAATCACTACTGGCGGTACAACCACTCTTACCATTGCACCCACCGTGTCTGGTACAGGATATGAACTGAAAGCCCTTAGCGCCAACCTGTCGTCTGCCAATGATGCTGCTGTTGAAGAATGGGCTGACACCATCACCGCTGTTCAGAACCTGAATGACACTTGGTTTGTGTTGTCTACTGAATCTCACGTTGATGCGGATGTTCTGGACATTGCTGCTGCTGTTGAAACGCTTGAGAAGGTGTATGTGTTCTCCAGTCAGGCAAGCGGGGTTAAGACATCTTCTACGTCTGATATTTTCAGCCAAGTGAAGGCTCTGAATTATGACAACACATTCTATATCTGGAATGCTGCTGCTGATACTAATTTCATCGAATGTGCTTGGGTTGGTTATTTTGCTCCGCAACAACCCGGTTCTAATCACTGGTGCTACAAAACACTCTCCGGCATTGTCGCTGACACGCTGTCTAGCTCTGAAGCCAACTACATCAAGAACAAGAATGGTTCTACGTACGAAGCCAGCATTGGTGGCCGCGATGTTGTTATTGGTGGCAAGGTGGCAAGTTCTGAATGGGCTGACGTGATAATTTTCTGCTTCTGGCTGAAAGCACGTATTCAAGAAGGTATTTGGTTCCAGCAGATTAACAGTAAGAAGATTGGCTACACCAGTAAAGGTGCTGCTGTTATTGAGGGTGAGATTCGCCGTGTGCTGGCTGAAGGTATTCAAGTTGGCGGCTTGGCCGATAGTCCTGCCCCTGTTGTCAGTGTTCCGAATGTGTTGAACATTTCGCCTGCTGTTCGTGCCACTCGTGTCCTGCCTGACGTTACATTCACTGCCCGCCTTGCTGGTGCAATTATGTACGTTGATGGCATCACTGGCACTGTGACTGCTTAATAAGGAGAATAAAGAAAATGGCATCTACTCGTACTTCGACGTATTCTCCGTCTGACGTTAATGTTGTAATTTCTCAAGAGTCTACTGGTCTTATTCACGTTATTGCTGGTTATGCTGAAGACAGCCACATTAACGTTGAGCGCGACAGTGAAACCTATGAGCATGTGACTGGTGTGGATAACATCGCCACTCGTGTTTACAAGGCCAACACTTCCGGTAAGGTCACTGTATCTCTTGGTCAGGGCAGCGCATCCAACGATATTCTCACCATGCTGTATCTGAACGACAAGGCTAATAAGAATAGCTCTGGTTTGTTCACCCTCACCGTTAAGGATGGCTCTGGTCGTTCCGTGGCATTTGCTCAGGAAGCCTATATCGGTGTTGTGCCTAACAGCCAATATGGGAATAGCCTTAACAACCGCGATTGGGTTTTCCATTGCACGCAGATGGATGACATCATTGGTGGTAACTCGCTCATCTCTCCTGAAGATGTTGCTGCTATTCAATTGCTTGGTGGTGTTGTTCCTTCGGAATGGCAAGCCTAAGTAGTTTCTAGGGAATAACAATAAGGGGAAAGGATTCCCCACCCTAATCTAAGGAGAAGGAAAGAGTGTATACATATTCCCCTAGTGATATTAGCATTACATTTGCTGGTGTTCCGATTGAGGGGTTTAGTTCTGACAATGTTGTCAGGATTAATCGAATTGACCCAATCTACACAAGCAAAAGAGCAATGGACGGGAGTGTTTCTGTTACCAAGCAGAAGTACAGCAAATGGCAAGTGAGCATCTTCTTGGCTCAATCCAGTGAAAGTAATGACCTACTTAATGGTGTTCAAAAACTATTGTTTAGTGCAGACATTAAAGAGTTGCAATACCTTCCTCTGATTATCAAGGACAACAGTGGAACAACCATGTTCTTCGCCAAGGATGTCTGGATTGAACAACTACCTGAATTGGAGTTTGGGCAGTCACTGGCTACAAGAGAATGGGTGTTTATGTGCAATGATGTTGAGTGTATCATTGGTGGTAATGCTGAAGATTTATCAGGCATTACAGAAGCCGTAGCTGTTATTTCATTGTTGCAAACGGCATACGAAGGAAGCCGCAATCTTGTACGAATAGTGAGGAGTTTATAATATGTCCTCTACCGTATATGATCCTTCACAGAATTTCGTTATCATTGGTGGGTACATTCTGACAGGTGTTACATCAATCCGTGTGAATAGGGGGAATGACGCCTACAAGAATGTAGACGGGATTGATCCAATCTATTCCGCAAGGGTGAAGCAATTTGCCCGTCCTTTTAGACTCATTGTCAAACTGTTGCAGACAAGCGAAAGCAATCAAGTCTTGCAACGTCTATACGCCTCGTCCGAGGTAAATGCCAACTCATTCTTGCGAGTTGAAGTGGTGAGCAGCAACGGCTCTAGTGGAACAGCACCAAACATTTCGTCTACAGGTTATATTGTATCAGCCCCTGATCTTATCAGAGAAGCAGAAGCAAATGACACTGAATGGCAGTTTGTTGTCAATACACTTGAGTTTACGTCCCTCACTGATCTAATCTATTAAATCAGGAAACAAACTAACATGGCGATTCAACAACTTGATGTCCACATTGATGGCGTCGATTATAAAATCACTCAATTCCTTGCAACCAAGGGGCTTGGCATTGAAGTGAAGCTGATGAAACTGCTTGGCCCTTCCTTTATGGAATTGCAAAAGGCATCACAAGATGAGAATGCACAAGAAGCTGTATTGTCTGCTGCTATCGCTGTGCTAATTGAACAGTTTGATAAAGTGGATGTTGTAGCACTTATCAAGGAACTGTTGTCTGGTGTTACCAAGGGTACAGCTACAATCAACTTTGACCAAGAGTTTGCCGGACGATATGGTGTTATCTTTGACTTGGTTAAGGAAGTGCTGAAGTTCAATTTTGCAGATGTTTTTTCAAAGCTAGGTTTAGGCATCGGGGCTTAAACTCTAGCGAGTCTGAATTAGATTCAGGTACAAGACGATTGTACAAAGAGATTGAAGAGAAGTTTACAATTGATATTCGTATCCTCAATCTCTTGTCTGCTGAAGAAAGATATTGTACGTACAATGAACTTCAGACAGTGTACAGCGTTCCCGACTTTTATGACATGCTGGAAATGATGGATGTAAATGCTGCCTTGAGAGAGGATAGTAGGCGCAGAAGCCAAAAACAAGAATAACGTGACGGAGAAAGCGCATGGAACTGGCAAAGCTATTTGCTACTGTAGGATTTAAAGTAGATAAGGATGGCCTGACCGAGTTCCGTAAGGAGATGGCTGATTTAAAAGGTCATCTGCGTGAAGCTGCTATTCAGACAGGAAAGCTGAAGAATCAACTGACAGGGTTGACAGCACAATTCAAACAGTTTCAGAAAATGACTGACACCAAGGGTGTTACGAAGTGGATGGAAGGGATTGAGAAGAGTGTTGTACATCTCAACAATATGCAAACCGCTGTCAGCGGGCAAGCTGCACGTTCAACACACTGGGCGGATGCCTTCTCGTCTTCCATCTTCAAACTTCATCAAGCTATCATTGGTCGCAAGAATGAAGTGGCTGAATATGCCCAAGCTATTATGATGCTTGCTGCCAGTTTTGAAAGATTGAAATCCGCTACAGCCGGGATTAGCCGTTTCCGTCAAGTCCCTTCCAGTGCTATCAGCAACACAGGGGCGGGATATGGTGGCGCTAGAACAGGGGCAGGAAGGCCCTCAGGGGG